CGTCCGTTCATCCCCTTAGTGGGACGCATGTAACCTGATCATGGAACGGGGGTCAGGTGCTTGGAGATTATCATGGCTACTCAAGTCACTTACAAGTATCGCGGCGTTTCTTACACTAAAACGGTAGTCCGTTAAAGCGGCATTGGGAGGTGCAAACCCTCCCTTACCAATTGGCATTGGCCTCTACGGAGATACCCTTTGCCGTCTAGACGGTGGGATAGACCACAAAATAAATTTAATTTCCAAACGTTTGGGAGCAAGTCTACATTAACTTTACTCCTTAAAAATGGCATTCCAATCTAGCGTTAACCCCACTCAGCTTACTCAGCTGGGTCAGGCTAACCTGGCGGGTGATACCCGCGCCCTTTATCTCAAGCTATTTAGTGGCGAGATGTTCAAGGGTTTCCAGAACAATACGATCGCTCGTGATTTGATCATGAAGCGTACCCTGAAGAACGGCAAATCTCTGCAGTTCATCTACACGGGTCGCACCAAGTCTGAGTTCCATACTCCTGGCAACAGCATTCTTGGTGATAGCAACGGTGCACCTCCGGTGGCCGAGAAGACCATCACCATTGATGACCTTCTGATCTCCAGCGCATTTGTGTATGAGCTGGATGAAGTCCTCAGCCATTACGACCTGCGTAGCGAGATCTCTCGTAAGATCGGTTATGCTCTGGCTGAAAAGTATGACCGTCTGGCATTCCGTTCCATCGCTCGCGGTGCACGTGCTGCCTCTCCTGTGTCTGCTACCGGCTATGTTGAGCCCGGTGGTACCCAGGTTCAAGTCGGTACTGGTGCTGGTACTGAAGCTGATGCTTATGATTCGGCTAAGCTCGTTGCTGCTTTCTATGATGCAGCCGCTGCTATGGACGAGAAAGGCGTCACCATGGATGGCCGTGTTGCCGTTCTGAACCCCCGTCAGTACTATGAACTGATCCAAGCCGTTGGTTCTAACGGTCTGGTGAACCGTGATGCTCAAGGTTCTGCACTGCAGAGCGGTCAGGGCATCATCGAGATCGCCGGTATCAAGATCTACAAGTCCATGAACATTCCGTTCCTGGGTAAGTATGGTACCAAGTACGGCGGCACCACTGGTGTTACCGATCCTGGTCGCACTGGTGACTTCGTTGAAGTTGCTCTGGAAGATGCTGATACCGCTCAGACTGGTATCAACAACGACTACGGTACTGCTGCTGAAGTTGGTTCGACCTCCTGCGGTCTGATCTTCCAGAAGGAAGCTGCCGGTATGGTGGAAGCTATTGGTCCTCAGGTCCAAGTGACCAGCGGCGACGTGTCCGTCATCTATCAAGGTGATGTGATGCTGGGTCGTTTGGCTTGCGGCTGTGATTATCTGAATCCTGCTGCTGCTGTGGAACTGCACGTTACCAGCACTGCACCTTCTGCTTTCTGATTTTAATATCGTTTACGGGAGCTCCTTCGGGGGCTCCTTTTTTTTAATGAAAAAATTATGCCTGCCACTTATGCTGCGTCCACAGAACTGGATGCTGTTAATCAAATATTAAGCTCTGTGGGACAGGCTCCTGTCACCACACTCGATCTTCAGAATCCTGAAGTTGCTATTGTTCTCACCACTCTCCGCGAAGTAAACAGACAAGTTCAGGCTGAAGGTTGGAATTTTAACGTTGAGCGTGGTTACACCTTTACTCCTGATGCATCAACTAAAGAGATTAAGTACCCTACTAATGTCTTGCAATTAGATACAAACACCACTACGCATCGTGACGATTACAACCCTATTCGTCGTGATGGTAAGTTTTACGATAAACTAAAGCATACATATCAATGGGACAAAGCTATTAAAGCTGATGTAACTTGGCTGTTTGAATTTGAGGATGTTCCTCCTGCTATTCAACTTTATATTACTGCCCGTGCTGCTCGTCTTGCTTCTAACAAAATGGTAGGCGATAGCACTCTATTTCAACTGCTACAAGAACAGGAAATTCAAACCAGAGCTGCTGCTCTAGAGTATGATTGTAATCAAGCTGATTACAGTATCTTTGGGTGGCGTGATGGTGAGAACTACTATAATAATTATCAACCGTACAATGCGCTGATCAGATGAGCACACTGACCCAAAGGATTCCAACCCTTTTGCTTGGCATTTCTCAACAACCAGATAATCTTAAGTTTCCTGGTCAGGTAGTAGACGCTAACAACGTCTTTCCTGACTACGCCTTGGGGATGCTGAAGCGACCTGGCGGTAAGTTTGTAGGTACTCTTAAAGATGCCTCTACTTCTGGCAGGTGGTTTTCAATCCTTAGGGATTCAGGTGAAAAATATGTTGCTCAATACGACAACAACACTTTCCGAGTGTGGAGTCTGCTAGACGGTAGTCCACGTAAAGTAGAGATGGGTACCCCAGGTTCTGGTGGTATTCCAGCTGGGTGTAATTACACAAACCTGCAAACAGATCTACTTTCTTATAACTCTGCTGTAGATTCTAGGGAAACAAGTTTAACCTCTCTTAATTCTACATCAGCTACCTTTGCTGAAACTAGTGATGGACAGATTGGTGTACAAACTACCAACCTAGAAGTTATTACTACTTACGATACTGACTACTATCAAACGGTAAAGACTGGTGTCGTGTATGAAAATAACAAATACATTGTCACCAACAATGGTAGTGTCATTGGTCAATACACTAACACTACTTTCCCTGCTGGTTATGCTTTAGGTACTGATCGTACAGACGATTATCCGTTGTTGAAACAGCGGGATATTAAAGTATATGACCTGCTGATTACTGCTGCAGCTCTTTACACTCCTGCTGAACTAGCTACTGCAACTACTAATCAGACTAACGCAGAAACAGCATATACTACTGCAGTCAGTAATGAGACTACAGCAGAAGGTAATTATGATGCGGAAGTAACAGCTTGCATACCGACAGCTGCACTACCTTATTTAAATGGTGCTACAGCTGATGACATTGAACTACTGACTATTAATGATTATACCTTTGTTTTAAATAAAGCGAAGGTAGCAGCTATGACTAGTAACACTGCACCTGCACTACCTGACCAAGCGTTTGTAGTCATTAGTGTAGTTGCTTATCATGCTAATTACACGGTTATTATTAACGGTATTAATTATACTTATTTAACACCAAAAGATACATCATCTAGTGCTGTTGATGCAGGTACAATTGTCAGCAATTTAGTCAGTCTTATTAATGGCGGTACAGGCACTCATGGTGTAACTGCATCTGCTGTTGGTCCTGGTATCTATCTTTCAGGTACTAGTGCGTTTACCGTTAACACTTCTGGCTCTGCTGCTGAAGAAGGTATTTATGTTTTCCAAGACCAAATCAACGTATCTGGAAGGCTGCCTAATCAGTGTCAAAACGGTTATGTTGTCAAAGTCTACAACAGTGATATTGTAGACGCTGATGATATGTGGGTTAAATTTAACACCACTGATAACGCTACCTTTGGTCCTGGTGTCTGGGAAGAAACTGTTGAACCTGGATTAAAGTACGAATTAGATGTCAACACCATGCCCCACCTTTTAATCAGGCAAAGTGACGGCTCTTTTTATTTTGGTCCTGCTGACGGTTCTACAATTGGCAGTATTACATTGCCTAGCTGGACTGATCGTTTAGTTGGTGACGATACCACTAACCCAGTACCTAGTTTTATTGGCCAAAAAATTAAACATGTTTTCTTCTACAGAAACCGTTTAGGATTCCTGTCTAAAGAGAATATTATTCTCAGTAAAGCAGGTGATTATTTTAACTTCTTTGCAGGTTCTGCTCAACTAGTTGCAGCTGACGATCCGATTGACATTACGGCTACTTCTCGTACACCTGTTAATCTCACTTATGTTCAAACAATTTCTGTCGGCTTGGTACTCTTTAGTCAGAACGAACAGTTCTTACTGTCTACTGATGCTGATATACTTGGACCAACTACAGCTAAAATTAACACGCTGAGTAGCTTTGAGTGTGATGAAAACTTAGAAGCTGTGTCCATGGGTACAACTATTGGTTTTGTATCTAAGACACTTCTGTGGTCTCGTCTATACGAACTGAGTAACATTCGTAAAGAATCACCTGCAGACTCTAATGAAATCAGTAACAATGTTTCTGAATTAATACCATCTACTGTTAACAGTTTTATCTCCTCACCAGCTTTGTCAATTGTTTCTTTTGGACAGACTGGTACGAGTACTCTTTATCAATATCGTTTCTACCAAGTTGGTACAGATCGCCTGGCTAACACTTGGTATAAATGGGATTTAACTGGTAATCTCCGTGAACAGTTTTTTGATGAGACTACCTTTTATGCTGTTTGTGATGACGGTACTAATGTATTTGTACAGTCTTATGATTTGACACAAGCAAGCGAAGAAGGCTTCCTAACTTTACCTACTGGAGAAAAGACAGATATTTGTCTGGATATGTTCTCTGTAAATCCACGTAGGACTTACGATTCTATCAACAAAACTACACGTATTTTCTTACCGTATGATCACATTTCAGGTAAGACTTTTAGAGTACTTTTAGTAGGTGGTTACATTGGTCAAACAGTTACTGCTGATGAATCTATTGGCTTGATACCTGATAACTTAACGGTTGCAGGTACTGCCGGTAATTATTATGTTGATGTAGAGGGTGATTATAGAGGAAGGAACCTAATTATTGGTTACTTATACGATATGACTATTGAGCTACCTAAGTTCTACTTCGGTAAAACTGAAGGTAAGCAGCATATCACTGACTCTACTGCTGATCTTATTATCCATCGTATTAAAGTTAATACAGGTCTCAGCGGTCCTATTACTTATAACGTTGATATTACAGGAAAAGATGTATGGCAAAATGTGGTGAATGTGACATTACCTAACACGTATAACCTGGGTAATGTTAACCTATCTGCAACTGCTGAACATATTGTACCTATATTCCAACGTAACACAAATTTAAAAATCACTATTAAAGGTGATACTGCATTCCCAGTCAGCTTGAACAGCATGTCTTGGGAAGGTAACTACAACACCCGATTCTACCGTAGATCCTAATGCCTGTTTCCACCCCTAGTTTTACAGTCAGACCTGCTACTATTGACGACATACCTGCTGTACTCGACAACTTGTTAGACAATAGTTTAGAAGATCTACTTCGATATAACATCAACCCAGTGTTAAGCCTTGCTATGGACGTATGTAATAGTGAGGCTTATCTGGCTTTAACTGAAGACAACAAACCAGCGGCACTGTTTGGGTTTGAGTCTGATTGCTTCTGGATGCATATGTGCAGAAGCATGGAAGAGCATCCAGTGGCTTTTATGAAGTTTGCTAAACGTTGGTTTAACAACCGTAGACCTAAGTTCCTTTGGAATCACACTGGCATTGAGTACGCTCAAGCTATTAAGATGGCAAAGTTCTTTGGGTTTAAAATTTTAAGAGTATTTCCTAGTACTCTGACTTATACTTATTTAGTCGAAATGGTATTACTATGACAAAGGAGGTATCTTAATGGAACTGTGGGGTACCGCAATTAGTGCCGGTTTAAGCGGTATTATGGGTATGCTTGGCGGGAACGCTAAGGCAGACCAAATGGCGGCACAGCAAGCGGCAGGTATCTATAAGAACCAGCTGAGCATTGCAAAAACTCGTATGATGAACGAGTACAAGCAACGTGCTTATCAACGTCAGGTTGATCGGGTACGTGAACAAATGGTGGAGAACTTCAAAGCAGCTAACTCGTCATGGCAAACTGAACAATCTAGGCTGCAAGAGCAGTTCTTAGGGTTCAGTGACAAACGTCAAGCATTGATCAAACAGTTGATGCAAGCTGAAGGTTACGCTGCTGCTACTGAAACATATGGACGGAGTTCTGATCGAGCTATTGCTTTGGCAACTGCTGCTCAGTTCGGTAACAGCGAAGCACGTCTTGCTTTGACTGAACAAAGTGCTATTAAACAATCTGCTCGAAACATGGGTAAGATTGGCGGTCAAGCATATTCCGCAGATATGCAAGCATATGGTAGCGTTATTGAAGGACCGATCCCTGAAATGGCTGAAACTACTTATCAAGGTAATGGTTTCAATTACGGTCTCAATAGTGCACTGTCTATTGGTCAAGGTTTAATTTCAGGTGCTCAAACAGGTCTTCAGATTGACAAGAGCTTTGCTTAAAAATGAAATTACCAGAAATTACGCAAATAGCGTTTGAAGGGTCGGCTCAAGCGTCACCCTTTCAACCAGTTCAAATCCCTGATCCTAACCCTAGGCTTCAGGCTAACTTAGCAACTATTGCTCAAAGCTTCTCGAACATTCAAACTTCTGGTGTTCAGCAGTACAAACGGCAAGAGATGCAGGCGAAGCAAATGGAA